GCGGACGCTGTTCCGGCACATGGCGGCGGGCGAACTGGACTGGTTCCCGATGGGCGCGAAGAGGACGCGGTACATTCCGCGCGCCGCACTGATCGAGTTGATGGCTCGGTGCCGGGCGCAACACCGCGCCCGGACCAACTAACCGGGGGACGGAATGCGAGTCGAAGTGTTGCAGCGGCACATTGACGCCGCGCGTGAGACGAACCGGACGGCGGGCCGCGGTGCGGAGTGCCCGGTGCGCTTGGCGCTGGCGGAACTGCTGCCGGGGCACTCGGTCTCGAAGCCGCTGCTGAATCGGACGTGGCTCGACGGTCGGCCAGTCGCGGTGCCCGCGGGGGTGTGCGAATGGTGCTTGGAATTCGACGTGAACGGGCCGGTGCAGCCGTTCGGCTTCGAGTTCGATCCGGCGGCACTGGTGCCGGGTGCGGTCTCGCCGGAAGTGGACGCCTTCGACACGGCCGAGACGGTGATCGCGTTCGCGGACCCGGAAAGCGACAAGCCGCTGGTGGAGTGGATGCCGAATCGTGACCGGTTCAGCCCGGTCAAGGGCTTCGCCAACATCTACGACGGGTGCGGGAAGCCCATCCTCTACCGCGTCCGCGAGGTCGAGTGCGGCAGCGGTGCCGGTCGGTCGTTCGATTTGGTGAAGTTGCGATCCGATGCGGGGGACCGCGACGCGCGGAACTACACCTGCACGACGACCGCGGGCGGGTTGCCGTGGGCGTGCGAGTGCCGCGGCCACCTGCGGCACGAGAAGGCGTGTAAACACATGCGGGGCATCGGCCGGTTGGTGAGCGGGGGTGTGCTGTGAACACCTACGCCGAGTTTCTTCAGCGCAAATCGCAGATTGGCGGCGACAGCGGGTTCGCCGCGAACTACCTGCCCGACGTGCTGTTCCCGTTCCAACGGGCGCTTGTGGAGTGGGCGACGCGCAAGGGCCGCGCCGCGATCTTCGCGGACTGTGGGTTGGGCAAGAGCCTGTGCCAACTCGTGTGGGCCGAGAACGTGGTGCGGCACACGAACGGGCGCGTGCTGGTGCTCGCGCCGCTCGCGGTCGGGCCGCAAACCGTGCGCGAGGCCGACAAGTTCGGCATCGGGCCGGTGTGCCTGTACGACGCGCCGGCCGCGCCGCGGTGCCGCGTTTACGTTGCGAACTACGAGCGCCTGCACCACTTGGACCCGAACGACTACGCGGGCGTGGTGTGCGACGAGAGTTCCATTCTGAAGAACTTCGACGGGCGGCGGCGCAAGGAGGTGACGGAATTCATGCGCACCGTGCCGTACCGCCTGCTCTGCACTGCGACGGCCGCCCCGAACGACTACCCGGAGTTGGGCACCAGTTCCGAAGCGCTCGGCGACTTGGGCAACCAAGACATGCTCGCGCGGTTCTTCAAGCACGACGACGACACGATTTTCTTGCGCGGCACCAAGCACGGCGACTTTTCCAGCAACAAGTGGCGGTTCAAGGCTCACGCGGAGCGCGGCTTCTGGCGCTGGGTGTGTTCGTGGGCGCGGGCCGTGCGCCGACCGAGTGACATGGGGTTCTCCGACGACGGGTTCGCGCTCCCGCCGCTGGACTGCTGCGAGCACGAAGTTGCGGCCCGCACCGCGCGGCCGGGGGTGCTGTTCGACGTTCCCGCAACGACACTCGCGGAGCAGCGCGAGGAGCAAAAGCGAACCGTGCGCGAGCGGTGCGAGAAGGTGGCCGAACTGGTGAACGGGACCGGCGAGCCGGCCGTGTGCTGGGTCCACCTGAACGAAGAGGGCGACGCGCTCACGGACCTGATTCCTGACGCGGTTGAGATTCAAGGTTCCGATTCGGACAAGCGGAAAGAGGAAGTGTTCACCGCGTTCGCGGCGGGCCAAGTGCGCGTGCTGGTGACGAAGCCGAAGATCGGCGGGTTCGGCCTGAACTGGCAGCACTGCGCGCACCAGACCTACTTCCCGTCTCACAGTTTCGAGCAGTGGTATCAGGGCGTGCGGCGGTGCTGGCGGTTCGGCCAAAAGCGGGCCGTGCGCGTGGACGTGGTTACGACCGACGGTTCGGCCGGCGTGCTTGCGAACCTGCGGCGCAAGGCGGACGCGGCCGACCGCATGTTTGCCGAGTTGGTGAAGAACATGAACGACGCCCTGAGCATCGGTGCCGGGCGCTACGGGGAACAAAGCGTGGAGGCTCCCAAGTGGCTGCAATCGACCAAGTGATTACCGACCGGTACGCGATCTACAACGGCGACTGTTGCGAGGTTCTGCCGGACCTGCCGAGCGGTTCCGTTGGCCTCGTGGTGTACAGTCCGCCTTTCGCGGACCTGTACAACTACTCGTCTTCCGAACGCGACCTGTCGAACTGCAAGGACTACGAACAGTTCCTAGAGCACTACGGGTTCGTGGTAAGCGAGACGGCGCGCCTGCTGATGCCCGGTCGCGTGGCCTGCGTTCACTGCTGCGACATTCCGATTCCCGGCCAGCGCGACGGCTACCGCGACTTCCCCGGCGACATCATCCGCCTGCACCAAGAGGCCGGGTTCAAGTATCAGGGCCGCATTTGCATCTGGAAGGAGCCGCTGCGCGTCGCACTGCGGACCCGGTTGCAGCACCTCACTCACCGGAACTTGGTGAAAGACTCGACGCTGAGCTACCCGGCTGGCGGCGATTACGTCTTGCTGTTCAAGAAGAGGGGCGAGAACCCGGAGCCGGTGGCTCATCCGACCGGGCTGAGCAGCTACGCCGGCGAGCGGACTGTTCCGATGGAGTTGTTCGCGCAGCGGGCGCAACAACTGGAGGACGGCGACGGCGTGATCGCACAAGAGAAGAACCGCCTGAGCCAGTGGATTTGGCGCAACTACGCCTCGTGCTTCTGGGACGACATCCGCATCGACAGAGTGTTGCCTTACAAGAAGGCCCGCGAGACGGAAGAAGAGAAGCACGTCTGCCCGCTCCAACTCGACACCATCGAGCGGTGCGTCACGATGTGGTCGAACCCCGGCGACACCGTGCTCACACCGTTCATGGGCGTCGGCAGCGAAGTGTACACGGCCGTTCGGATGGGTCGCCGCGGGATCGGCGTGGAACTGAAATCGAGCTACTTCCGGCAAGCGGTGGCGAACATCGCCGACGCCGACAAGCCCGAACCGACAGGTTCGCTGTTCGACGACGTTTCGGAAGGCGCGGACGAGTTTGCCGAGGCGGAAATGTGATTCAAGCCCGCCACCGGGGCTGAGCGCTTAGTGTTCAGGGCGCACAGGTGCGGGTGTCGTGGCGGTTGCCCGCGGGTGACGCGAAAGAACGCCACAGCCGAAGGTGGGTTGTGCATCTGGTCCGCTGATTCGGCCGCGACCTCCCGACGTGTGAGTTCGGGACACTGGCCCCGCAAGGCAGAGTGCCACTTTACCACAACATCCGTCCGTGGGTTTGTGGCGCGGCTGCCCGAGCTTCGATGCGACGCGGGGCACTGCTCGCGGGTTAGTACCCGCCGGAAGCGAATGGGATTCGCGGCGGGGTGGCTCCCGCACGGTCTCCGGGTGCGATTCCCGGCGCGAGCTTTGGAGGTGCGGCATGGACGCGGAAGGCGTGTTGGTGCTCGTGTGCGTGGCGGCGTGGGTGGTTCTGGCGTGCGCCGAGTGGTGGGCGCACGCCACCGGTTCGGACCAACAACAGGGGGATTCGCAGTGAAGGACACGGAGAAGTTCGGCGAGATCGCGGAGATGTGCCACACGCTCGTGGGCGTGTGCCAGCGCGAGACGCACTACGTTCGCGCACACGAGCGGGACGGGTTGGAAGCCCTTCGGGACGCGCTGACGGAGATCGCGGAAGCGGCCGACCGCGCTCAGGCGACGGGCGACTACCGCACGCTGAAGCGGTTCGCGTCGGTGCTGGCGGCGGCATCGGTGCCGGGGGAGGTGGCGTTCGCGGGCGCGTTCGGGACCGACGAGCAGGAGGGCGAGTGATGCCGGACGAACTGCTAGTCGCTGCGACGACGATCACCGTTCCGACTTCCGTTCCCGCATGGGTGGTAGCGGAAGACCGCGGCTCGCACTCGGTGACAATCGCCACGTTTACCGGCGAGAACGCGAAGGCGAACGCGGGGTTGTTCGCCGCCGCTCTAGACCTGCTCGCGGCGTGCGAGGCACTTCCGCTCGATTGCGAGTTCGAGGACGCGGCCGACTACAAGGACAACGCTTCGCGGTTTGACCGGGCGATGCGGCTTGCTCGCCCCGCTATCGCCAAAGCGAAAGGGGGTGCGTGATGGAATCGACCTACAACCTTCGCGCCGTGGCGTCGGTGCTGGAGCACGTCGCGGGGAACTGCGACCGCATCCGCACGGACGACGCGGATGCCGCGGCGGTGGTGCTGCGGAACCTCGTGAGCGCTATCGACGCGGCACTCGTCGGGCGACCGGCGGCGCTCGAAGCGCTGGCCGAGAAGACCACGGGCGAGCTGTTCGACGCGGCACTCGTGACCGCGATGGGGGGTGCGGCGTGAGCGAGGCCCAACCGGACAAGGACGAGTTCGCGGGCCTGCCGCCCGATTGGGTGGTGTGCAACTGCTCGCACTGCGGGTGCCTGCTGTCGGGGCGCTCGATGCGACCGGGCATGATCGACGTGTGTGGGTTTCTGCTCGCCAAGTACCCGCCGCTCGTGGCGGGCGACATCAAGGGGCGTCCGCTGTGCGCTGGGTGCCACTCGCCCCGCAAGCCGAAGCGGTCGAAACCGGCGACGCGCGACGACGCGCCGCCCTCGTGGGACGACGCGGTACGGGCACTTGAGGAGGACCGGTGATGGAGTGGAACAAGCTCGAAGGGCAGTTCTGGCGCAGCGGTAACGGGCGGTTCGACCTGCTCGTGAACGTGGCCGGCGTGTGGGTGGTGTACGACGGCGACACGGGCACGCGGGCCGAGTTCGACACGCGCGGCGAAGCGGAAACGTGGGCGGAACAGCGGGGCCACACGCGCGACGAGAACAAGCGGTTCGTGCAACAACAAGGGGGTGGCAAGTGATCGAAGTGACCAAAGAGAACGCGGCGGCGACGGCACAGGCGGTCAAGACCGGTGCCCACCTGCAACCCGCGAAGAACCTCGCGGAAGCGTTCGCCCGCATCTACGCGGACGGCGGGCGCTACGTCCAGAAGACCGGGCAAATGGCCGGGTTCGGCAACAACCGCAACGGGTACAGCTACGCCCGCGAAACCGACTTCATCGCGGCCCTGCGCCCGCTGCTCGAACTGCACGGCGTGACCATCCGGCCGGTGGAGTATCAGGTACTCACGAACGAAGCGTTTACTCGCGGGAGCGGCGGGAGCGCCTATCGCGTCGTGGTGCTCGCCACGTTCGAGTTCCTGCACAGCAGCGGTGACAAGGCCACGGCGCAAGCCATCGGGGAAGGGCAGGACAACGGCGACAAGGCGTTTTACAAGGCCATGACCGGGGCCATGAAGTACGTTCTGCGCCAATCGTTCTGCACCGAGACGGGCGACGACCCCGACGACACGCCGAGCTACGAGCAGGAGCGAGCCGCGCCGAAACCGGCATCCGTGCCGCCGCAGCAGAAACAGCCGCCGAAATACGCTGCCCGCGACAACATGCCGCTTCGGGCCAAGCGCACCCAAGAGTACGCGCAAGCCAAGACGAAAGCGGACGTGGAGCGGATCGGCGATGCGTGCCGGCACGACAACGCCAACGGCCTGATGAGCGAAGGCGACGTGAGCAGCCTGCGCGGCGCGTGTACGGAAGCGCTCGGGCGCGTCGGTGCCGCGAAGTGAGTTCCCCCGCCCGCGCCCATGTACTACTTCGCGGGCTTGTCCTTCGGGGGCCAGATGCCCCGCGCCTTGGCCGCTTCGATGCACCATTCGCGCACGAGATCGGTGAGCGACTTGAGTTCGGTTTGCGCGTACTCGTCCATGACCGCCGCGAGCGGTTCGGGGATGCCCACCTGACGGCGGGCCTTGTGTCCGCCGCTCGTGCCGGTCGGTTTCCGCTTCTGTTGTGCCATGAGGGGCATTTTGCACCATCGGGTACGCCGCTTCAACGCTCATTGTACCGTATCGGTCACTGTTTAGGTGTTCGCGGTGGCAGACGGTGGATTGAAGAAATAATTTCGGTTGCAACCGGTTGCAACCGCCGGTATCATACGAGACACACGCGAGGGAGAGCGGGATGGGACGCACGCGAACGGTGAACGGGATCGAGTACACGGTGAGCGACGCGCACCCCATCGCGGAGTTGCTGCCGTGGATGGGTGACGAACAACTGCTCGAACTGGCCGCGGACATCGGCAGCAATCGGCAACTCGTTCCCATCGACCGATTGCGCCCGCTGGGCTGCATCATCGACGGGCGCAATCGCGAACTGGCCTGCAAGATCGCCGGCAAGGAACCGGTCTACCGCGACGTGGACATGAGCGACGCGGAGATTGCCGTTTACGTTCGCAGCATCAACGTTCCGCGTCGGCACCTGACGCAATCGCAGAAGGCCATGTTCGCAGCGGACTTGGCTTCGATGGAGCGAGGGTATCGCACCGACTTGGAACTTCCGGCATTAATGCCGGAAGTTCCCCCGGTCAGCCAAAAGCAGGCGGCAGATGCGATTGGTGTGAGCGAACGCATGGTTCGCCACGCCAAGAGCGTGAAGGAAAACGCTCCCGAACTCGCGCAGCCTGTGCGTGACGGCAAGATTGACGTGCAGACCGCCGACAAGGTCGCCAAGCTCCCGGAGGAGGAGCGGAAGAAGGTTGCGAAGGCCGCGGACCCGAAGAAGGCTGCGAAGGACGCACTGGCGAAAGAGTCTGTCGCGCAGGCCCACGAGGAGCAGAACGGCGACCGCGACGCGGAAGACCCCGCGCCCGACCAGCGGTTTATGCCCAACGCGGCGGAAGCGGCGGCGCTCTCGGACCAGTTTCGCAACTGGATCGCCCGCATTCGCGCCGTGCGTACCGAGATGCGGAAGGCGTTACCCGACCGCGAGCACGTTATTGCCGCTCGCATCGACTTCGGCGGGTTCGATGCTCAACTCACCGAACTGGTTGACACGCTTGACCGCAACATTCCCGAACACGTCTGCCCGGTGTGCTGCGGCACTGGTGCTACCGAAGAGGGCGCGGCGTGCAAGTTCTGTGACGGCTACGGCATCGTGGATAAGGGGCACCACGACGGCTTGAAAGCCAAGTGGAAGCACACCCGCGCCCGGTTCGAGCAACTCGCGGGGGGTGAGCAGTGATACTCTCGCCCGCCCAATTCACGAAGCCGGTTCCTCGCAACTACCAAGACGAGGCCGCGAACTCGTTCCTCGACGGCGCGCTGCGCCGGGCGATTATCCAACTCGCCACCGGATGCGGGAAGACGCTCACGGCCGGCGTGGTGTTCGACCGGTTCGA